CAACGTGGGTTTGCTCGTCCCTTGAGATGTCGGCTGCGGTGGTACGGATGCCGATGTCTCCGTTGAATCGGAAGAAGGGAAGGATGACGAAAAAGACACTGCGTTCAAGGATCGCTGCCTTTAGTATAGGATGTTCTGGGGCATCAAGCCAGGCCTTAAGGATATGTTTGGCTTCGGCTTCAGCCTTATTGTCGGTACCGTGAGCAGCCACCACATAGTTGAGGGCTTGGTCGTGGCGCTCTTCATCCAGTTGATTGCTCTTGAGGGCCTCCACAACACCGGCAGTCGCTGGCAGTTCCTTTTCCAGACCTTGCTGGAGGAACTCGCGGACCGGTAGCTCCAGGTGGCGAAGGCCGAGGGCACGACGAATCGCATCCTCGGAACCCTCAACCAGCTTACCAGCTTGAACAGCTACTGGGGTCCACTTACGTTTACGGGCAATGACTTGGGCATAGGGGGACAGGGTATTCATTCTCCGCAGGGGATACAGGGCTCATCAATTGGTTTAACTTTAGGACAACCACAATCAGGATCCACATCCTCCTCAAAGGAGAACAGTTCCTTGTAGTCATCATCCAGGGCAGCCAGGGCATCATCCTTGGCTTGGGTATCAGGCATTACCTGAAGAGCGTAATAGAGGGAAGTCTGTGGCGAGGTCAGCCAATTATCCAGGAACAGTTCGTCGTAGGTAACGACATCGCTCCAACTGTTGAACGAGTATCCGTGGAACAGGCGTGTGTTATGGAAGAGTCGAACAATACCATCGGCCACACGTTTGTAATCGTCCCAACCTACCTCCGCAGCAATCTCACAATCTGATGGGTAATCATACGACTGAACCCCAAACGTCCCCGAATCACGATCAATGTGACGGCTAATAGGAGGAGCCAGCTCTGGAGTGGTAGTGTAACCCCGAAGATCGATATTGCTGTAACTACAAGAAGCGGTAGGGGCAATAGCAAACGCCCGATCCATCTTAGCTTGGCGAGCAAGCTGGGCCGCTGTATCAACAGCATTGGCCAGCTCACTAACAAGGACTTCGGCTTTATTGCCGGTGAGACGACGTGTGAAGTAAGCATCTAAGGCTTTACCAAACTCTTTATAAGTTACCTTATAATAGGCCAAGAAGTTTGCTAGCCCCAAGATACCAAGGCCAACTTGCCGGTCTACTTCAGGGGCAAGGTATTCCCCTGTCTCTCCAACGCCTGTTTGGCCGTGAAGAGAAATCAATGAACTCATTCCTTCCACAAATGCGGGCACTAGGTCATCGACCGTACAAGCACCAAGGTTGACGTGCTGAAGAAGGCAAGTGCCACGGCTAGGAAGATAAACCTCAAGGCAGACATTTCCATAGATACGATTTCCGTTCGTGTCGTAACGGATCTTATTGAGCCAGATGTCTCCCTTCTTAATGCCATCAATGGTTGCGGCAATCAGTTCTGGATCAGCACCAAGGAACCCGTTATCCACATTGAGGCACCGCTTCACCCACGCAAGATCTGAACGACTGGCACGAATGAAATCAATAGCATCGGGATGAGTATAGTCAAGATGACAAACAACAGCTCCGTTTTTGTAGACTCCACCGCGCCTGAGGGTTTCATTAAGAGCAGAGTAGATGCGAGCAAAAGAAACAGGGCCAGACGCAGTAAGACCACGACCGTTATCATCGCCCTGTGGACGGAGCTTTGAAAGGTGAACAGCAACGCCAGCACCATTGCGAAGAGCGTGTGAGACGAAGCGCCAGGAGGCTTCAATACCCTCCGGTCCTTCCATGCTGTCCTCAACGACGAACACGGTACAACTGACGGGAAGACGTGATTCTGGATTGTCGATCCATGATTGAACGCGACCGGTCCGGGCGATAGTGTTGGGGAGGTCTCCCAGGTCAGCATAGCTGGTCATACTAGGTCGTCAAGAATAGGTGGTTGATAGTTAGGCCCCTTCATCACTTTACCATCTGCTCGACGTAGGGGCTTCCCATCGACCAGTTTGCTCATGTTTGATTCGAACACCCGTCGCATTGCGGTGTCCAGGTCCCAGCCACGAGCAGCTGCGTATTGGTAGCAGACGAACACGAGGTCTGCCAGCTCCTTTAATTGATCAACCTTTGAGCCACTTAACTCGTCTTCATACTCAACCCGAAGCTCGTTGTATTCTTCGATGATGAGTCCAAATTGAAGTTCGTGGACATTCTCATCCGGTGTGTTGAGCGGCTGATCCATCGCCTCGCGGAAGGTGATGGCCTGTTGGAGCAGCGACGGACTGATCATCGATTGCGACCCTCAGAGACTTGAGCAATCTTCTTTTCGATGTAGGCCTTGGCCTTTAGCAGATCATCCAGCTCGGACTCATAATCCTTGAGCCCAGCTCGACACACATACTTGACAACATTGCCAGTAAGGAAGTCAAGGTTCTGGTCACTGATGAAGTCCCAGACTTGAATCTTGCCACGCTGATAATGGGCAGGGCTGTACTTACTCACGTCCTTCGAAGAACTCTTTGTAGGCTGGGTTTGTTCGGATTTTCCAGAGGCTGTAGGCGTTCCAGAGTCTGCCCACGGGTCCTCTACGGTTGAAAGCTTGTCGGTCGAGCCACAGTCGGAATCCAAGAACTCTCTTAAAGACTTGTAGACGGATTGCGATTCTTGAGCTTTGAAGTAGTAGGTCCACATAATGGAAAAGATTTCGATCCAATAAGTAGAGAACAACGAGGGCCAGACTTATCTCTAGCCCTATTGTGAGGCGGGTGGGGTCCATAGGATGGGTTCCTTCGTGGTTGAGTTGTATTCGCCTGGACGAAGGATCCGTGCCAAGCGAGCGTTGAGTAGGGCATCCTCCTCGGCAAGGCCTGCCCTTTCGTAGGCAGCTACGATAGCTTCCCACGGATCGGTGGCCTTGTCAAGGATCTTCTTTGCCCCTACGGAACCAACGCCCGGAACGCCCTTATAGCCATCAACGGGGTCTCCTGTTAAGCATTGGGTCCAGAACCAGTGATCGGCCTCTTCTGGGGTCACGTTGACCTCATCCTCGCCGTTAAAGAGACGGCAGGAGATTTGCTTCATGTCTTTATCCGGGCTGACCAGAACAAAGTCAGAAGGATCAAAGTGACACTCCAGACCAAGAGCATCGTCGGCTTCCAGATTAGGGTAACGAACAGTTTTGTAATGCTTAGCACACCATTCCAGCAGACGCTTGTAGCCTACTGGTTTGCGCTTGGTCCTCTTACCCTTGTAGTCCGCAGAGATGGTCTTACGGAAGTTCTTGGTATCGGAAAAGTAGAGGGTGATGTGGTCGCTGTCGAATCTTTTTCTGAGATTGTTTAGCTCACCCTCAAAAATCTCCAGCACGATCTGGAAGTTGCTGGCAATGGTGATGAGATCATCGCCCCAGTCCAACTCTATCTCTGCTGATTGACAGGCTCGGTAGGCAAAGAAGTCAGCATCAACCCGAAGGTGGGTATCAGTGACATTCTGCCCACGAAGCTCCTTCTTTTGCTTCTGACGCGAGGGGGACTCGGAGTTTGTAGTATTCCCCCGCCTGGACGATTGACCATTCGAGTTGGAACTTGGCATCATTAACTAGGTGTGGTTGAACAGCGAGCTGTATTTCATCGTGGATCCAGCCAAGCCATTGGTAGTCAATACCCCAACAGTATCCAAGCTGCTCCAGCTGTTGGTAAGCAATGGCGTTCCAACGCTTACAAACGATGGCCCCTGCTGATTGGAGCAAGTAGTTGAGGGCTGCGTGTTTCTTTCCTTGGAGGCGAATAGGACGACCATCAAGCCCCTTGAGAACATCAGATTCTGCTCGTTTGTTGACGGCCTTGAGAAGCTGATCAAGACCAGGAATGGCCTCAAGGAACTTCTTGCGGATGTCTTTGCCAAGCAGAACAGCCTTCTTCTCATCAAGAGATTTATCCAAAGATACTCCGATCTTGCGATCAGATGCTCCGTAGATAAAGGCGTAGGTTAGGGTCTTGACATCCTTTCTGGAGCAACCAACCCGATCAGCATTCTGTTGATGAATGTCTCCATTAACAACAACATCTGCGAAGGCACCTGCGTCATAAAAAGCAAGGTAGTGGCCAAGCATACGCAGCTCAAGTCCAGAAGCATCAGCACCAACCTGACGCATACCTTTGCCAGGGCCAAACAGCTCGCGGCAACGAGGATCAGAGGAAGTTTGACCAAGGTTAGGACGACTGTGGGCATTCCGTCCTGTGTTCGTGGCCAGTTGGCAGGTATGGTGTATGCGACCATCCTTGGTAACCATCTTAAGCCACGCATTGGCTCCGTCACTGAGTTGACCCAGAGCTTTTTGAAGTTCCAAGATCCGTCCAAATGTATCGGCCTCCATTGTTCCGATGGATTGTAGAATGCCTTCATCGATCTTAGGTCGTCCGGTGTCGGTGAATACCTCAGGCTTCCAACCCCTCCAGGTCATGAAGGCCCAGCCGATGTGGTCGCGGCTTGTGGGGTTGAACTCCTTCAGCTTTGTGAATGGTGCGTCCTTGATGTACCCCCGTGTTGCGTTGGGACGCTTAGGAGTCATCTGTCCACCATCCACATAAGGAAAGGTGGCACGCATCTGATCGGCCAGCTGATCCATTTCTGTTCTGAGAACGGACTCAAGTTGCTGTGCCTTCTTCACATCAAAGGGCCATCCAGAGGTTTCCTGCTTGGCCATGATCGCTGCCACGTCATGTTCCAATTGAATGGAATCTTCGAACTTGTTCAGCTTATCCGAGAACAACTGAAACAATGTCATACCAACGTGGACATCCTGCTCGCAGTAGTCCTCCATCTCCTTTGACCAGTCGGACCAGTCGGTTGTCTTTGCGAACTGACCTTTGTAATCACCAAGACGGTAGCCCCAAGATTCAAGAGAATGTCTACCAAACAACTTGCTTGGCATTCCAATTGGCTTCTTGCGGAAGTCTCTGGAAAGGATGTCTGGAAAGAACATCCGACTCATGATCAAGGTGTCGTAGATCTGCCCTTTAGGTTCAAAGAATGGATAGAGACTTTGGATCACGGGAATGTCAAACCCAACAATGTTGTGGCCGACAAGTTCGTCCGCGCATTCTAGGATTGTCACCCCGGCAGTTATGGATT